TTTTTTGACTTCATAGACCTGGCAAAAGAGTTACAACCAAAAGTTGTAGTAGCTGAAAATGTAAAAGGCTTATTATTAGGTGAAGCTAAAAAGTATGTAATTGAAATTTATAAAGCATTTGAAGAAGCTGGTTATACTTGTCAACACTTTCTATTGAACGCATCTAAAATGGGTGTACCACAACGCAGAGAAAGAGTGTTTTTTATTGCATTACGTAAAGATTTAGCACCTAAATTTCTTGAAAGTGTAGATATGTTTACGGAACTTCCAAAAATCGAATTAGAATTTAACGAAAGAAAAATAATTTTTGAAGAGATAAGAGATTATTCAGGTAACATAGATAGACCATTAAAAGGTAAATCTATTCCTTTAACATGGGAACAAAGAAAGTTTGGAGATTTAGATTTTTCTTGTACAACAAAAAGAGAAACAGGTAAGGATAAGTTATTTTCTTACAATTATATTTATAATCATAAAGTATTGAATACAATTACAGCAAAAGATTGTAATGTTTTATTTGATGAACCTAGATATTTAAATAATATTGAAAATCAAAAAGCGGGAAGTTATCCTTTAGACTATAATTTTTTAGATGTAAAACCACATTATTTAATTGGAATGAGTGTACCTCCTTTAATGACAGGTAAAATAGCAGAACAGATTTATAAACAATGGCTATCGAAATTATGAAAAAACAATTACGTGACTACCAACTAGACCTATCAAAGAAAGCTGTTGAAATACTTCGAGACAAGAAGATAGTATACTTAGCGATGGAAGTTCGTTTAGGTAAGACTTTAACAGCTTTAAATGTATGTGAGTTGTATGGTGCTAAGTCGGTCTTATTTGTGACTAAAAAGAAAGCAATGTCATCTATAGAGTCTGACTTTGCTAGTATGCCGTTTTCTTTTTATTTAGCGATTATTAATACCGAATCAATACATAAAGTATCTGGTAATTTTGATGTAGTTATAAGTGATGAGAATCATAAGTATGGAAGTTTTCCAAAGCCAAGTAAAGGAGCAAAAGAATTTAAACAGCGCTACTCACATTTGCCTTTGATATTCTTAAGTGGCACACCGCATCCTGAGAACTACAGTCAAATATACCATCAGTTTTGGATTAGTAGGTTCTCACCATTTCATCAATACCCTACATTCTATAAATGGGCTAGTGTATTTGTCGACATTAAAGTAAAGCATCTAGGTTATGGCATGATTAAAGACTACTCTGGAGGTAAAAAAGAATTAATTGAACAGGTAATTAAACCATATATGATAACGTACACACAAAAAGAGGCAGGATTCAGCTCAACAATCAACGAAAAGATAATACACGTTGATATGAAGGAATCAACATACGCATTAATTAAGCGATTAGAGAATGATTTAGTAGTTCAAGGCAAGCAAGAAGTAATACTTGGTGATACATCGGTTAAATTGATGAGTAAATTGCATCAGTTGTACTCAGGAACTATTAAATTCGAGTCAGGAAATACATCGGTATTAGACTATTCCAAAGCAATCCGTATTTACACCATGTTTAAGACTAGACAAATTGCAATATTCTACAAATTTAAAGCTGAATTAGATGCGTTAGAATTCATATTTGGAGATACACTTACAACAGATTTAAACGAGTTCAATACGACAAGCAAGTCAATTGCGTATCAAATCGTATCAGGCAGAGAGGGAGTAAACTTATCTCGAGCGTCTTCATTGGTTTACTACAATATAGATTTTAGTGCTGTATCTTATTGGCAAAGTCGCGATCGTTTAACTACAATGGATCGCCTAGAAAATAATGTGTATTGGTTCTTTGCAAAGAATGGTATTGAGGATAAGATATACAAAGCAGTAATGAATAAAAAGAACTACACACTAAACGTATTTAAGAATGACTTCAGAAAGTAAGATACAAGCAAGTTGCATCCAATACGCAAAAAAACAAGGTTGGTTTGTACTCAAAGTTATTCGATGTAATGTGAATGGTTATCCTGACGCAACCTTCTTTAAGGACGGAAAAACGTTCTTTGTTGAATTTAAAACAGCTATCGGGAAGCAGTCAGAGTTACAGAAATACGTTGAAAGTGAATTGATTAAGCAAGGTTTTAAATATTTTATTATTCGAGACCTAAAAGAATTTCAAAAAATAATTATTGAATTGTGATATTGTTATAATAAAATAGTTATATTTGTAAAACAAAAGAAAAAGATATGGAAGATTTGAATTTCGACCTTTATTGGTCACAGCAATTAGATGCACATCTTGAAGACGATTATTTCGAGATAGATGAAGATTATGAGTTTGAACGATTAAACGATAGATAACATGACTGACTTAGAAAAAGTAGAGAAATTATTAGATGGGTATCTAACAATTTTAGATAAAGAAAATAAATACACTAAAGAACGATCAGATGGACAAATATTTATTATTAACGAGATACAAAAATTTATTAATCATTTAAAGAAATTATGAAAATAGTAGCAGATTTAACGGATAAGCATGAAGCTAATCTAAAAGTAATCAAAAGACTTGGTTACATATTAGGTGAAGAAGTTAACACCAAACCACAACAAGTATCACTAGCAATGGATTTATTGCAGTACTTAATGTGGGAGTTTAGTGAATCAGAAATACAAGAAATATACCTTAAAAATAAATAGTCATGAAAGAACACGGAATAGACGCAATGAAATATCGTAAGCATAGTCATTTGGCTGGAGTTGATGTTTCGATAATCACAGCAGAGAAAGGTAAGTGCGTACTTACAATCAAAGATGCGTATTACTCTAAAGGTGTAGACGTATCAGGAAATAGAACGGATGGTTACTTCCTAGAGTTCGTTGAAGATGTAATGGACATGGTGGTTAATTCTTCCAATAGAAAGCAGATCAGTCAAAACTTAGTACTAGAGAAAGGTTTGTCACTAATTGATAGTCGTAACATTGGTAATTGGATAGGATATAAAATTGAACTATACCACGATGAAACAATTAGAATGATGGGTAAGATTGTTGGAGGTATTAGAGTAATAGGATTCAAAGCATTACCAAGCCTAGAGCCAAACACACCAAACTTTGAAGCAGTTAAGAAAGCATTACAAGGTGGTAATTATACAATAGAACAAGTTAAAACGAAGTATAACGTGACTGATGCAGTTGCTAAATTATTGAACGATGGAAAGTAAGATGTACAAACACAGAGCTTCCGCGTCAGGATTGCTTTTAACGAATGGTAAAGATGAGTTAAAGTTAGGTGCTGCAATGACTACCCACTTAAAGAAGTGGTATGCAGAACAGAAGTCAGGAGTTCGTGAAGATATTAGATCTAAGTATTTCGATAAAGGAAATATGTGTGAAGCAGATGCTATTGATATTGCTGCAGAACGATTAGGTTTAGGTATTTTAGAAAAGAACTTAGTACACTTCAACGATGAGCATTTCCAAGGTACACCAGATGTTTACACGGATGAGTTAGTTATCGACACCAAATGCAGTTGGGACTACACCACGTTTTTAGATGCTGTAACGTCACCAATTAATAAAGACTATGAAGCACAATTACAAGTATACATGCATTTGACAGGTGTAAAGAAAGCGAAGTTAGTCTATGTAATGTTAGACACACCAGCTGAAGCTAACTATGGTGAGGATATATTTTACTCACACCTTCCAATTGAGCAACGATTCTTTGCATTTGACTTGGAATACGACGAATCAATGATTTTAGCAATGCAAGAGAAGGTTTTGAATTGTAGAGCATTTTTAAAAAAATACGATGAAAGAATCAGCAATCTACTACGATAAGCGCGACAAAAAGGTAGTGACATTGGTTCTACTTAGTGAACGATTTGTAAGGGTAAAGCCTGAACGCGGACTTGATATTGTTTTAAGTAAAAAATCTTTTGAAGAAAATTATAGGAAAATATGAGTAATGTAATTAAACAAGCTACTCAAGTGTTATGCTTACAACAAGTAATGCTTGAGATACTAGAACAAATGCCAGTAGATAATGTATTTGTTCAAGCAAATAAACCAGTTTTAGAATTGATAGAGAGCAATGTAGAAGCATTAACCGAAGTCATGAATGTAAAGCAGTCAGATAATTATATCTATATCTGTAAAAATTTACATAAAGTAGTAGATAAAATCAAAGGATTATAAGAATAATTAGTATATTTGTAAGCAAGGATAGGTTAGAGGTAATTGGCTAACTGAAAGACGAAGCGTTTACGTTTTCCTTGTTTCTTTTAAACGCTAATTAAACGTATAAAAAACATGAATGAAATTTGGAAAGATGTAATTGGATATGAAGGATTGTATCAAGTTAGTAACTTAGGACGGATTAAGAGTTTGTCTAGATTAACAAGTAATATTAAAGGCAATTATTTTACAAAAGAATTAATATTAAACCATAATTTATGTAAATCAAGAGGGTATCCATTTGTAAGAGTTTCAATAAAATCTATTAGAAAAACAATTGTTATACATCAAGCAATGGCAATGGCTTTTCTTAACCATACTCCATGCGGTCACAAAATAGTAGTTGATCATATTAACGATGTAAAAACTGACAATAGATTAGAAAATCTACAATTAATTACTAATCGTGAAAATTGTTCTAAATCAAGATTAGGGAAAGGCACATCTAAATATACTGGTGTTAGTTGGGCTAAAGCAAATAAAAAGTGGCTTGCACAAATATGTATTAATAAAAAAAGATATAAGCTAGGGTATTTCACTAATGAATATGATGCTCATTTAACATATCAAAATAAATTAAAAGAAATAAAATGAAAAAAATAAGTTTAATTATAATGTGTTATTTTTGTTTGACAAGTTTTAAGGCTAGCTATTATCATTCTTCATTCCATGGTAAAACAACTTACAGCGGTGAAATTTATAATGAAAACAAATTAACAGCTGCTTCAAATGTTTATCCAATAGGAACTAGATTAAAGATTACGAATATAGAAAATAATAAATCGGTAATTGTAAAGATAAATGACAAAGGATCATTTAGCAAAGTAACTTTGGATTTATCCAAGAAAGCATTTGAACAAATAGCAGAATTAGAGAAAGGAGTAATAAATATTAAAATAAAAGTAGTAAAATGAAGATAACAACAAAGAAAATTATTAGAGAACTTGAAAAGAAAGGGTATGAATTTCATGAATTGGACAATTACACCAAATGGTTGATTACCGATGTTAGAAATATAATAGACGAAATATTAACACAACATAAAAACATAACTATAAGATGAAAGAAAAAATTTTAGATTGGGCAGAACCAAAAGGATTGTTAAATCCACAAATAGCGCCACAACAATTTATGAAGCTAGTAGAAGAAGTTGGAGAGCTTAGTAATGCAATGTTGAATCGTAACGAAGCAGAACAAATTGACGCACTAGGAGATATCCAAGTAGTACTTATCATACTAGCAGAACAATTAGGATTTGATTTAGATACGTGCTTACAATGTGCATACGATGAGATAAAGAATAGAAAGGGTAAAACAATTAACGGATCATTCATAAAAGAATAACATGACAAAGAAAGAATTAAAGCAAGCTTATAAATTTGAGCAGCAATTAAACGTATCATTGTTTCAAGAATTTAAAAGAGTAGAGTCAGAAAACAAAGTAATGCGAGACGATCTATACCAACTTAGCAAGGACTACTTCACACCAAAAGATGCTATCGTAGCAAAGGTTATTGAAGCATACAAAACAAGGTCGGAAGTAGGAATAGCGAAGTACGGAACAACACTAGAAGAAAATAACACCGATGACTTTCTACAGCATCTTCAAGAAGAGCTTTTTGACGCGACCTTATACATAGAAAAATTAAAGGAAATTAAGTCGCAGTTAAATAAATAATACTTATATTAGACGAAAATTAAAAAGAATGAAAGAAGAACAAGCACACGCAATACTATACACGCTTTGGGAAAATGGTTATTTGCAATCTAATTTTACAGAAGACCATAGCGAGTATGATTGGGCTATAGATTTACTAATGAATCCAAATAAAAATTGTTAAAATATGAAAGTAGAATTAGAACAAAAATCAACATCGCATTTCCTTTTGCGTTTGACACCAGAGGAAAAGAAGAGATTACAAATGGCAGCAGTGCAAAACAATACATCGATAACACGTCTTATCGGCTACTTGCTAAATACAAAAAAAACAATAGAAGATTTATTAAAAGAAGATTAAGAAATGGAAATTAAAGGAAGAATTAGTTGGATTGGTGAGATTCAAAACACAGGAAAAGAAAACAGAGTATCATTCGAAGTAACAGAATTAGAAGGTACATATCCAAATTCATTAGTGTTAGACGTATATGGAAATGAAAAGGTAGAGAACTTTTTTAAATTCAATATGATTGAAGATGAAGTTAGTGTAGAATACAATTCAAGAGTATATACTTCAGCAGATGGTAGGAAGTTCAACAACCTATCAAGTTGGAAGATATCCAAATGAATAAGCAAATAGAAATAATAGCACAAAAACATAAGGACTGGGTGAATATCGCTCGGTCTTTTGGTGCTAAAACAGAGGCAGAAGATATTGTTCAGGAAATGTACCTTCGCCTAGATAAATACATCAAGCCTGACCAAAAGATAACGTCAGCATTCGTATGGATTACTTTGCGAAACATTTACTTTGACTTCCTAAAGAAAGAACCGTTGACGTTTGAACTAGATAAGACCGTTTCTGAAGCTGCTTGTGAGACCGAAAGTATAATTGCATACGAAGAGTTAAATAAACGCGTTAGAGACGAACTTAACAACGTCGATTGGTTTGATAAAATGTTATTCGAACTTTACGTTACAAGTGGTAAGTCAATGAGACAGCTATCAAAAGAGACTGGTATATCGCTTTCTTGTATATTCTACACCACCAATAGAACAAAAACACACTTACAGAGTTTACTTATTGAAGACTATCAAGATTATTTAAACGAAGATTACGAATGGCTAAAAGAAAAGCAACAGGACTAGGGGATACAATAGAGAACGTACTTCAAGCAACAGGGATAGATAAGGTGGCAAAGTTTATATTAGGAGAGGATTGTAAATGTGATGAACGTAAAGCAAAACTAAACGAGCTTTGGTCATATAGAAAGAAACCACTTTGTCTTAATGAAGATGAATATCTATGGCTTAGTGAAGGAGGATTAAAGAAAGCAGAGACATCCTTAGTAGATTCTATGTTAATGCAAAGAACACACAATAGAGTATTCCAAACGGGACGATTAGAATATACTTCTTGTGCTTCTTGTTTGAGAGATCAATATAATGACCTAAAGAAAGTATATGAAACGTACAATAATTGATTGCTTAGATTCTATGTTTGAAGATATAAGTGAAAACGACAGTGTAGAATGGATAAAGTATGGCATTGAGTTTAAAGAAGAAGCAAAAGAAATGGGCTTTAAATATAAAGGCTACAAACTAGAATATGATAAGATATACGATAATGATAAAGTAGCAGTAAAAGTACATTGTAATGACTAATCAACAAGATATAATACAAGTAATAAATACAGGCAGATTCTTTTTTGTAGTTTGCCTTAATTGATTAACCAATACAAAATCAAATGGCAGGACCAGGAGGAGCAAGACCAGGAGCAGGTCGAAAACCAAAAGATGAAGAGAATAGAATTAGGGATTTAATGATGCCTTATTCACTAGATGCAATACAATGCCTAGCTAATATAGTAGTAAGCGATAAATCAAAAGACACAGATAAGATTAGTGCATCAAAGATTATTATTGAATACTCTTATGGTAAACCTAAAGAACGAGTAGAAAACGATATAAATATTACTGGAGTTGACTTCAATATAAAAGATATTGTTAACTTTAAAGAATGATAGGAATATACAAGATAACTTCTCCAAGTAATAAAGTTTACATAGGTCAATCTATTAATATAGAAAGAAGATTTAAGAACTATAAAAGTATTAGTCAAACAAGAGGTCAGATAATGCTACATCATTCATTTAAAAAGCATGGTATAGAAAATCATACTTTTGAAATAGTTGAAGAATGTGGTGTTGAATTGCTGAACGAAAGAGAAAGATATTATCAAGACTTTTACGATGTCTTAAATGGGGGGTTAAATTGTATGCTTACAGATACAAAAGATAGTATTAAGGTTTACTCTAAAGAATCTATAGAAAAAATAAGACGGGGTAATATTGGCAAAGTTATACCTGAATCAGTAAGGGTACAAACTAGCCAAACAATGAAGTTAAAAGGAATCAAACCTAAATATAAAATGAGTGGTTTTGATAATCCTAAATCTATTAAGATAAAAAGTTTAAACATAATTACTGGAGAGGAATTGATATTAAACTTAATGGATACATCTAAACATTTTAATGTAGATAGAGAGTTAATATCTAATAGACTAAATAAAATAACTACAAGATTTAGAAAGTTAAAAGATTGGGATTTTCAATATGTTTAAATTAAGTCCAAAGTACACAAGTTTATTCAAAGGAGACTCAAGATACTACGTGGTCACGGGAGGACGAGGATCTTCAAAGTCATTTAGTGTAAATGCATTTTTATTATTGTTAACATATGAATCTGGACATACGATATTATTTACTCGTTATACTCTTACTTCTGCTCACGTATCAATTATACCTGAATTTATAGAGAAGATAGAGATACTAGATAAGTTTGAAGACTTTCACATCACAAAGGATGAGATAATAAATAAGAAGACTGGCAGCAAAATATTATTTAAAGGGATAAAAACTTCTTCAGGACAGCAAACAGCAAACTTAAAATCATTAAGTGGTGTGACTTGTTTTGTACTAGATGAAGCAGAAGAGCTAACTGACGAGGATGTCTTTGATAAAATAGATTTCTCTATTCGTTCTAAAGATAAACAAAATAGAGTTATATTAGTTTTAAATCCAGCTATGAAGACTCACTTTATATATCAAAAGTTCTTTGAAGCGAAAGGTGTTGAAGCTGGAAGTAATACAATCAAAGGCGATACAACATATATTCATACTACTTACTTAGATAATGTAGAGAACTTATCAGAAAGTTTCTTAAATCAAATAGAAACAATAAAAGAGAGAAGACCTGACAAGTATAAACACACTATATTAGGGGGGTGGTTAGAAAAAGCAGAAGGTGTTATCTTCACGAATTGGAGGATAGGAGAGTTCAATAAAGATAATGGAAGCGTATTTGGTCAGGATTATGGATTCAGTAACGATCCATCAACATTAATTGAAACGTCAATTGACAAGGCTAACAAAAGAATATACATTAAAGAGCATATACATAAGCAAGGTTTAACAACAAGTGAACTAGCACAATTAAACCAACAATTTGCAGGAAGAGATCTAATAGTAGGGGATAACTCAGAACCTAGATTGATAGCAGAACTTAAGGCGAGAGGTTTAAATATAGTACCTACAATTAAGGGAGCTGATTCAGTTAAATACGGGATAAGTTTAATTCAAGATTATGACTTGATTATTGAAGAAAATTCCGTAAATTTGATAAAGGAATTAAACAATTATTGTTGGTTAGAAAAGAAGAGTGAGACGCCAATAGATAAATGGAATCACTGCTTAGATGCAATGAGATACGCGATTAGTTATCAGTTGGCTAATCCAAACAAAGGAAAGTATTCAATTTACTAAATACAAAATATGAAAACAGAAGTTAAAGAAGTAACGTTCCAAGTACCGAACAAGAAACAAATTATTAAGGATGTAACCTTAGACTTAATCGAAAAGTTTAAAACTGAACACGGATCCGATTGGAAGTTAGCGATGTACGAAGCTATCGACAACGAGATAATGAAGTTTCAAGGGAGCTTAGAGTATTGGAAAGCTATTAGAAAAAGTATTAAATAATGGATGAGAAAGAAGTAAGGATAGGTAATTACGTTAATATCGAAGATACAATTCTTAGGATTGAATTACAAGAGCTTTATTATAATGCGTCTATTATGACTCCTATTCCAATAACAGAAGAATGGTTGTTGAAGTTTGGATTTGAGAAAGACTATTCAAATTACATTATTGAAGCTGGAGACTATTTTCACTCTATAAAAAAAGATGGTGAAGAATGGATTTATAGCTATGATGAAAGTGACGCTTGTTGTTATGAATTAAGAAGTATTAAATACATTCATCAATTACAAAACTTATACTTTGCTTTAAACGATAAAGAACTATGAAGTTAGAGTTAGTAATACCAACATCGTTAAATGAGATCCCTTTGATGCACTACCAAAAGTTCATGGTAGTTGCATCGAATAAGGATAATTCCGATATGTTTATATCTCAGAAAATGATTGAGATATTCTGCGGTATAGAATTAAAGCAAGTTGTTAACATTAAACTTAACGACGTAATAGACCTTACAACTCATTTCAATAAGCTATTCAAAGATAAGTTGGAGCTTAAAAGAACATTCGAAATACAAGGTGTGAAGTTCGGATTCATTAATGAGCTAGAAGACATATCGTTTGGTGAGTATATAGATCTAGAGTCTAACATAATAGATGTGCAATCATTCCACAAAGCAATGGCCGTTATGTATCGACCTATCACGAGTCAGAAAGGGAATAAGTATACTATCGAGAAATACAACGGAACATCAAACTATGCTGACTTGATGAAATACGCACCTTTAGATGTTGTACTTCCTGCATCGGTTTTTTTTTGGAGTTTAGGAAAAGAACTGTTGACGGCTACCCTGTCTTATTTAGAGAAACAGATGACGAAGAAGAGCAAAACGATTTTAGCGAAACAGCTCAATTTGGAAAACAATGGGGATGGTATCAATCAATATATCAACTCGCTAAAGGAGACATTACAAAGTTTGAACGAGTTACAAGCGCGGGACTTTTTGAGTGCTTAACGATGCTCACGTTTGAAAAGCAAAAGAGCGACATAGAATATAGACAATTAAAACGACAACATGAAAGGCTACTATAATTTAACAGACACATTGTACAACTTCCTAATAACGGACGCGTTAGTAAACCAAGTTACAAAGGGAAGTTTAGATAAGATTACGAATGCTAAAAAGGACATGTATCCGTTAGTACACGTTATGATTAACGGTGCAAAGATTGAAGGTTCTAGTGTTGTGTATAACATATCAATTCTTGCAATGGACTTGGTCGACTATTCAAATGCTGACCCTGTTAATTTATATTACGGCAATGATAACTTAGATGATGTATTACACAATACGTTCTTGATTTGTCAAAGATTCTTGGAGAGTGCAAGACGTGGGAGCATGAGCGATCTACTTTTCTCTGTTGAAAATGATGCTGCTGACTTAGAGCCGTTTGTTGAAAGGTTTACGGATGATGTAGCTGGTTGGTCAATGACATTCGATGTAACAACTGTTAACGATATGACTATATGTTAGACAATACTCAGGAAGAACTAGATAAGTTTAAGAATTATGTAATTCAACAATCTAAATCAAACCTATCTAAGCTAAAGAAGAACGACAAAAAAGGATTGTATAATACGATTAAAGGTGAAGCAAAAGTAATGCCTAACTCTTTCTATCTATCATTTGATTTAGGGGATTATGGAGCGTTTGTCGATAAAGGGGTAAGGGGTGCGGATCCATCACAGGTTTCACCAAACGCAAAGATAAAAGGACAACAAGCACCTAATAGTCCGTACAGCTTCAAGACTAAGAGACCACCATCTGACTTAATTGCAAAGTGGGCACAAAGAAAGAATTTAAGGTTAAGAAATAAGCAGGGGCAGTATGTTAAAGGAAGTTTCAAAGCAATAGGATTTATCACAGCTAAAAACATTTGGGCAAGAGGTATAAAGCCATCATTATTCTTTACTAAACCATTTGAAAAAGCATTTGATAAATTACCCGAGAGCTTAGTTGTTAAATACGGATTGGACTGTTCTAAGTTATTTAATCAAACAATTAAACAACCGAAATAGATGGCAAACATATTCGCTAGAAGTCCTTACATAATATCAGTAGGCGAAACAGGACAGGAAGGTAGTAAGGTAGAGTTATTCATTTGGGATGGTATCGGTGGTGGACCTAGTACTCCACAATATACGCTATCAAAATTAGGTAGTAGCAATGTTTACGATGTGTCTGCTTATATTAGAGAGTTTATAACTTTATCAGCTCCGCAATCTCCATCAGCTTTAACAACATTATACTCTAACTTTTACCGTAAAGCAAAGATTAAAAGGTATAAATATGTAGGAGGTACATATACTTTATTAAGCACTACGACTTACACTTGTTATGATGGCTATACATACTATGAAAGCGGAAGTAATTTTGACTTAGGGAATTATTTACTAGATCAAAAAGAATACTATTACAACGGATCTACTTATGCGGGTGAAGTTTGGGCTTATCTATTAGACACGTATGTTGTTAAGTATACAGTAGGTGCGTTTTATAGCTCAACAACAATAGACGCTGATGGATTCTATACATTACCGAGAATCAAAACGTTTTTCGATCCTATTGCTGATGGTAATGTTACTTCAAATAAATTAGAAATACTTACATCTACAGGTACGGTATTGGCAACGTGGACATTTACTCCTGTTTGCGAACCTAAATACACACCTGTAGTGATTGACTTTATAAACAAGTACGGAGCTTGGCAAAGGGAATTCTTTTTTAAAGCATCTAAGAATACATTAGACATTCAATCTAGCGACTACAATGTAATGCAAAGCTCAGTATCTAGTTACAGTACGTTTCAAGGTCAGAAAAGGTCATTTAATACCAACGCAAAAGAATCAATTAGTGTTAATAGTGGATATGTTAGTGAAGATTTTAAGGATAATCTTAAACAGCTTCTAATGAGTGAAAAGATATTGGTTGATAATAAGCCTGCTATTTGTAAAACAAAGTCGTTAGAAGTCATGAAAAGTATAAATAATCACATGATTAACTATAACATAGAGTTTGAATTTGCTTACAATACTATAAATAATGTAATATAATGAAGAGAGTAGTTGATATTTATGTTGAAAGTGTTAGCGGAAGTGGTGCATATTCAAAACTAGAATTGTTTAACGATGAGAAAATTGATATTAATTTAAGTGTACAAAACATACAAGATATTTCTAAGGTATATACTGATTTCACACAGTCATTCACTATTCCAGCAAGTCCAAATAATAATGCAATATTTGAACATTTTTATCAATCAGATGTTGATTCTGTAGGTAATCCAAATGTTAGGAGAAAATCATATATTGAAATTGACTTAACACCATTTAGGAGTGGTAAGATTCAGTTAGAAAAATCAAACTTAAAGAATGGACAAGTTGAGAGCTACACATTAACATTCTACGGTAGTTTATTAAGTCTTAAGGATAACTTCGGAAATGATAAGTTAGTAGATTTAGATTTATCAGCTTATGACGTTACTTATACGGGCTCAAGCGTTGAGAGTTTGATTACATCAACTGATTACACAAAGAATGTTAGATTCCCCTTGATTACTTCTAAACGTGTATGGACTTACAACGATGGATTAAGTACGGATATTAAAACAAGTGCTGGGGCTATTGGATTCAACGAGTTGTTTCCCGCTTTGAAAGTTGCCAGAATATTTGACGCGATTAGTACAAAGTATGGCATCACATTAACGGGTGGTTTTTTAAGTTCTTCCAATAAATGTTGGGATCGTTTATTTTTATGGTTAAAGAATAAAGAAACATTTGTCAACTACACGAATACCGTTCAGGCTGATATTACATCATACAATGTGCCAGGAACTAACAACACAAAAAGCGGTGTTTTTTTAGATAGCGATCAAATACAATTGCTTACTTATCCTGACGGTCGAAATAATACGGTTGATATTTATTGCGAATCAGATGTGCCTTGTACTATTTACGTTGAATGCTATTCATATTTAACATACGTAAAGACGGTAAGTTTTTCAAGCACAACAGGATTGTGGCAAAATTTATATTCAAAGCCTGCATCCTCTCCAAGTCAAAGGCTATCATACAAAATAAAAACAGATGTTCCTGCTAATTTAAAAAACATTAAGATTATAGCTTATGTTGGAGATGCTTTATGGGAAAAGTTTTTAACTAAAAGTATTCAGATAGCAAACATAACAACCGTTGCAAGTCTTAGTTTACATAATCATATTCCTGACATTACGGTTGCTGATTTCTTTAGCGGTATATTAAAAATGTTTAATCTTACTTGTTATTCAAGCGGTACAAATACATTCTTAGTTGAGACATTGGAGAACTTTTACAGTAAGGGATATATTTACGATATAACAAAATTTGTTGATACGGATACGATAGATATTTCACGTGTGCCTTTATACAAAAACATTTCTTTTAAGCATGAAAAAAGCGAATCATTTGTTAATAGAGAATATACAGGAGATAACAACGGAACACGTGACTATGGAGATACTAGCGATGTATTCCCTGAATATGATAATGGAGACTTTACTGTATCTGTTCCATTTGAAGAGTTACTACCTTTAAATTTAGATGGTGTTAATTTGTGCACGTCTTATTGCTTAACACCTAACCCTGATTATAAATCTTACATACCGAAACCTACGTTACTATATTTAGAAGATGTTAAATCATGCGATTTTTACTTTTACAATGGTTCAACTAGGAATAATAAAACGACATACGCACCATTTATAAACGAGGTTACGTTTCAGTCTACTAGATACTCATTGTCATTTGGTGAAGAAAAAAGCGTGCTAGATAATACTTTATTGAGTAATGGATTGTATGATACTTATTATAGTAGATACTTAAGTAATTTATTCAATAAAAAGAACAGGTTAGTTAACGTAAAAGCATACTTCCCTTTGTCATTGATTACTAAGTTAAACTTAAACGATCGCTTAACGATTAGAGATAAAAGATATATCATTAACGAGATTAAGTCAGATATAACTACGGGTGAAGTTAACTTATCTTTAGTATTAGATTTTAGAAATATCATCAATGCGACAGCACCATTATTAATGAGTAGTGGTGGCGGTGTTATTACTAGTCAGTTTTCATCTCCACCATGGAGTAGTAGCACAACTTTATCAAGTACTTATAGTGGTGTGACTTTTTCAACTACAACAATAACTACTGATACATGGGTAGACATAACAATACCAATTAATCCAACTCCATTTGAGCCTATGTTAAGTGAGGTAGGGGATTACATTATAACTGAAGATGGATTTAATTTAATAACAGAAAGTGGATCAGATCAAGTTATTCCAATAGACATAACAAACGTTGATAACTTAGGTAATTCAATTGTAGACACATTAAACATATACCAATCATGATAGAGCAAATAATAGCCTTACTAAAGATAGATAATTTCTATGGAGTGAGCGAGAATATAGACATCGCAAAGGGAAAATACCTATTGTCAAATTCCTTTCGCGTAAACTACAAACAAGGCAAAAGAGAGTTATTATTGAAAGCAAAGCAACATGGCAGAAAAGAAAGTAATTGAATTAGAAGTAAAGACAAACTCTGCATCTCTTAAGGCACAATTAAGGGAGGCGCAACAAGAAGTTCAGGCACTTTCTGATAAGTTCGGTATAACGTCTAAAGAAGCCGTTACTGCTGCAAAAAAGGCTGCGGAACTTAAGGATGCTATCGGTGACGCTAAGGCTTTAACGGATGCCTTTAATCCTGATGCTAAATTCAACGCGCTATCCACCTCTATTGGTGGTGTGCTTAATGGATTCCAAGCTTTTGAGGGTGCTTTGGGGTTAGTTGGCGTTGAGGGTAAAGCGGTTCAAGAGCAATTACTCAAAGTACAATCTGCAATGGCACTTGCTGATGGTATTAGTGGAGTGATGGCTGCTAAAGACGCATTCTTAAATCTAGGAACTGTTATAAAAACTAGTCTTGTCTCAGCATTCTCAAGTCTAAAAAGTGCGATAATAACAACGGGTATAGGTGCTTTGGTTATTGCTATTGGTGTATTACTTCCAAAAATCATGGATTGGATTGATTCAACGGAAGAAATAAACGATGCTAACAAGAAATTCAACGATACACTAGACAAACAAAACGGATTAATTGATAAGCAAACTAAACAACTTAAAGAAAGACAAGACGTTGAGTTAAAAAGAGCCAAGGCAAGAGGGGTAAGTGAAAAGGAGATTCTGGACATTGAAAAAGCACAACTAGAAGAAAGAGATAAGTTGTATCAGAAATCTATTAAAACTATAAATGACGCTATAAAACAAAAGACGGGTGCTTATAAATGGGCATTAAAAGAAGAAGAGTGGGAACTAGCTAAGAGTATTCAAAAAGAAATTAAAGCACTAGAGAAACAAAAGAGCGACATAATAGATAACAAACGTTCTGAACATAATCAACTAGGAATAGAGCAAACTCAATTCTTTTACGACACTAAACAAAAACGTGCAGATGATTTAAAAGACGCTCAAGAAAAAGCACGTGCTGAAGCTGAAAAGAAAAGAAAAGAAAAGGAAGCTTATGATAAAGAAGCATTAGCTGGTGAGGAATTATTTCTTAGTAGAGGCAAAAAAATGCGAGATGATGCACTAGTTAATTATCAAGCTGACAAAGATAAACAATTAGCAATTGATCAACAGGCATATTTAACACGAAAAGAAATATCAGACAAACAAGCTGCAGAAGATGAAAAGAAAAGGTTGGATGATATAGCCAACGCTCAAGCTTTATCAGATGCAAAGTTTAGTATTGCTAGAAATTCATTTTCGGTAATTGGAGATTTAGCAACGGCATTTGCTGGGAAGTCAGAGAAAGAACAAAAGAGAGCGTTCGACATTCAGAAAGCAGCAAATATTGCTGGGGGTTTAATGGATACTTATAAAGCTGCATTAAGTGCCTACAAAGATACACCAGGGGGGCCATTAGTTAAAGGTATTGCCGCAGGGTTAACGGTTGCTGGTGGTTTAGCTATGGTGAACAATATTCGTAAACAAGAATTTAAAGGAGGATCAAGCGGAAGCAATACGACAGTTAGTGGAGGTGCTAGTAATGGAGGTGGGGATAATACCCAAGTAGTAACTCCTAGATTCAACATTATAGGAAGTCAAAACCAAACGCAATTAGCTCAATTAAATCAAGCACCTATAAAAGCTTATGTTGTAGGTTCGGACGTTACGACACAACAAATGTTAGATAAGAAAAAAATACAAAATGCTACTTTATAAGTTATAATAATATGGAAAAGTTACAGAATATAGAACTTACAATTAAGGACGAGAAAGAGCAAGGTGTCTTTGCAATTAGTTTTGTTGATCGTCCTGCTATTGAAGAAGATTTTATTTTACTTTCTGAAATGGAGGTTGAAATGAAAGTAATTGACGAGGGTAAACGTGAGGTTATTGGACTTGCATTAGTTCCTGAAAAGAAGATTCTAAGACGTATAAAAGATAAAGAATTTACGGTGTCATTTAGTGCTGAAACAATTGCTAAAACTCAAGAGCTTTACATGAAAAAATTGTACGGAAATAATGTTACGGTAGATCATGCAGAAAATGTTGATGGTGTAGCATTAATTGAGTCATGGATTGTTGAGGATGTTAAGAACGATAAATCAAACCTATATAAACTTAATGCTCCAGTTGGTGCTTGGGTTGTAAAGATGAAAGTTTACAATGAAGAAGTTTACCAAGGTATAAAAGATGGTAAGTTTAATGGGTTCAGCATCGAGGGTAAATATGATGGCTTGGAGCGATTAGAAATGCAGGACGACATCATGAATCAGATTAAAGAACTACTTGGCAAACTATGAGTGAAATTCCATATTTCGTAAGATACAAAGATGTCACTACATTAGATAGTACGGATAGTCTATACTTGGATGATGCTACTAGTGACGTTCCAAAGAAGATATCACTTACAAACTTCATGGATGGATTACCAAGTACTTACACAACTAATAACACAATCTTAAGTGGAGGTGTAAATAATCAAGATGAGGACGTTCCACAATTGATAGGCGGATTAAATGGAGTTTCTAAAAATTCAAACACTATAAATAATGGCTAACGAAACAAGAAGAATAATAATAAAGAAAGGCGCTGGCGCTCCTACTATTCCAAGTAGCTCAGACCATACCGATGGGACGTGGCTAGCTAGTGATATTTACGAGGGAGAGCTTTACCTAGATACAACAAACGGATTAAATTATACACGTTATGGTAGTACGATTGTTGAATTATTTCCAACGTCTACAGGTTTAGCTGGCAATGAATTTGTATTTGTTTTTTCTAAATTAGATTTACCTACAGCGGTTAGTGGTGTAATTACATTGGCTAATAACTATACATACTTTATCACAAAGACAATTGACTTAACAGGAGATAGGATTGTAGCTGGTGTAAATAGTGTTATTATCGGTGGATCATCTGAGAATTGTATCCTTAAATCTACGGGGCTAAGTTCATCTACTGCATTAATTACGTCGGTATATTCTTTGCCTATTAGAAATATAACAATCACTCATGGTACTGCTTTAAATCTAGATGGTGACGGAACTACTACTGCACTAGATTGGTTCGGTGTGAACTTTACGGATTGTGCTACGGTTGGAACTATTAAAGACTACACCAACTTTGTGATGAGTGATAGTGCATTTTTGAATAGTGGTAACCTAACTTTTGACGGAACAATTGGAACTATCGGAATGAGTAATTGCTTATTTGATTGCGCTACAACTTCTACTGCGTTAATCCTTCCAAGTACACTAACTGTAAGTAGAAGATTTAGAATTATATATTCTTCATTTGTAGTATTGAGTGGCGAAACAGGGATAAGTGTTGATGCGAGTGCTACGATTTCTAGTGAGAGATACATATTAGATACAGTAAACTTCAGCGGTGGTGGAACGTATACGAGTGGTGTGACATATACGGATAACAAGGCATTGTTTGTGAATTGTGTGGGTATTACAAACACTTCTACAAAAGGCTTTATGTATATGCTTAACAATACAACCGATACATCTATCGGAGTGTCAAACGTAAATGTTTGGGTTAAAGCTACAGGTACAACTACTTCAGGGACTAATTCAAAATTCACGCACACAACAAATAGACTTACATATAATGGTGCTTTTACAAACTCATTCTTAGTAACATTAAATGTAACAGTTCGAAGCGGTGGCACGAATCAATTAATTAGTATTGGAGTGGCTAAAAATGGAACTGCAATAGCTGAAAGTGAGGGGATAGTTAGAACTACAACATCAAACGTTGAGCATGGGGGAAGTACACAAGCAGTTGTGGAAATGGTTGCGAATGATTATGTAGAACTATTTGTAAGAAATACAAGTTCAACGGATATAAGAGTAACAGATTTTAATTTTAATGTAGTAAAAATACCAGTATAAATAAATAAATAATCATGGAAAAGAAAGTAAAAGTTTCAAAGTCATCACCAAAAGGAGGGAAAAGAGGGTGTCTATGTAAAGATGGAAAATACTCTACTGAATGTTGCGACGGATCATTGCCAGCACAAGGAATTGGACGCGAGTCAGAACAATCTACATCAACGATTAACCACGTTGTAACTGAGCGAGTTATCTCTGAAGCAAGAGGGTAATTTAAAACAAAGTAATTAATAATTAGTTAATAAGATATGGAAAAAGAAACACTTTTAAAAAAGGTTAAAAACTTCCTTGTTGAATTGACAGGTGTAGAACCTGAAGTATTAGACACGAAGTTAGAAGACCAAGTATTGGCTGATGGTATGACTACTATTCAAGCTGATATGTTTGAGGCTGGGGAGAACGTTTTTATCGTTGTAACCGATGCTGAACCTGTGCCGCTTCCTGTTGGTGAATATGAACTAGCGGATGGCAAAATCTTAGTAGTTAAGCAAGAAGGAATCATTGATTCTATTGTTGAAGCTGAACCTACTGAAGAGAATCCTGCAGAAGCAGAAACTGAAGTACCAGTTGAAGCTGAAAAAACACCTGAACAAGCGAAGGTAAAAAAGATCGTACGTTCACAAGTTGAAGAGCAACATTTTTCCGCATTGGAAGAAAAGATTGCAGAGTTAGAAGCTAAAATTGTTGAGCTTTCTAAGGTTACTGAAGAAGTGGTTGTTGAGCTAGCAGAAGAGCCAAAACCTATACAATTCAATCCTGAGAATTCAAAACCAATCGAGCATATCGACTTAACACCAGGAAAAGCGAGAAGTATTCGCGATAACATTTTAGAAACAATTTATAAATAAAAATAAACTATGGCAACAATTACATCATTAACGACTACATATGCTGGTCAACATTCAGGAATGTGGGTTAAAGCTGCTTTATTAAGCGGTAACACATTAGCAAACGGAGGTATGACTATCATGCCTAACATCGCATACAAAGCGGTAATTAACAAATTGAGTACAGATGGACTTTTAGCAAATGCTAGTTGTGATTTCTCTGCTACTTCTACGGTTACAATTACTGAACGTACATTAATTTTAGAAAACTTCCAAGTTAATTTATCTTTATGTAAAAAAGACTACATTACTTCTTGGCAATCAGAAGAAATGGGGTATTCTGCAAACAAAGTATTAGCTAAATCATTTGCTGATTACTTACTTGCGTTCGTAGTAGAGAAAGTTGCATCTGCAATTGAGTCTTCTATTTGGAATGGTGTTAATGCTACTGACGGACAAGTTGCGGGTATCATGACTTTGTTAACTACTGATGCTGCTTTACCAACTGCAAATGAAGTGGCGGGTACAACTGTTACTGCATCAAACGTTATCGAAGAGCTTGAAAAAGTTTACAAAGCTATCCCAGCAGCAGTTTACGGAGCTGATGATTTGAAAATCTATGTATCTCAAAACATTGCTAAGGCATACATCTCTGCACTAGGTGGTTTCGGTGTAGCTGCTACATCTAACAATGGTACAGATAATAAAGGTACTCAATGGTACACTAACGGAAACTTAACTTATGGTGGCATTCCATTATTCGTAGCAAACGGATTGACTGCACAACAAATGTTAGCTGCTCAAACTTCTAACTTGTTTTTCGGTTGCGGTTTATTGAACGATGCTAACGAAGTACGATTAATTGACACTGCTGAGACATTAGGAGATGACAATGTAAGAATCGTAATGAGAGCTGGTTACGCTGTTAACTACCATTCTGTTTCAGATTTGGTTACATACGGAATCACAAATTCAGCAAATTAGTAAATAGCTGAATATCAATACTAGGGGAGGGGAATTAAACGCTCCTCCCTTTTTTTATAAACATTAAAACTATAAACTCATGGCATGTGATATTGCAAAAGGTAGAGTAGAACAATGTAAGGACCAAGTTGGAGGACTTAAAGCTGTTTACTTTATCAATTACCAAATAGCTAGAGCTGACGTGACGTATGACGCAACGGATACGGATATGATTACAGCAATTACTAACGTAGATACTTTGTACAAGTACGAATTAAAAGGAGTAGACAATACTTTCGATCAAGATGTTGTATCTGATCGTAATGCTGGGACTACTTATTTCAGTCAAAAATTAAACATTAGATTAAAGCATCAAGATATTGCTACGCATAAGCAAATCAAATTGTTGTCTTATGGTCGTCCTCACATCGTGGTACAAACTAATAACGATCAGTTCTTCATCATGGGGCTTGAGCAAGGTGCAGATGTTGTAGGGGGTACAATTTCAACGGGTGGTGAAATGAAGTCTGCTTCAGGATATTCTTTGAATTTCGTTGCAGATGAGAAAGTGCCAGCTAACTTCTTGAACGCATCAACATCTACTGCGATGTTGGCATTATTTACAAGTGCTACTCTAGTTACTTCATAGTCTAAATAGTTCACTAGGCTAAGAAGGGGTGTCGATTAAGTTCGGCATCCCTTTTTGTGTTTAAAACAAAATGTATTTCTTGTAGTTATATTAATATGATAATACTTAAACCTATATCTACATCTCAAGCCTTTGTTGTTACTCAACGAGATTTTGAGGGTACACGTGCGAATAAAATTAAGATTATTGATGAAGAAACAAATGTAAGTAGAGTAATAACTTTGTCAGGTACTACTAACGGAGATTATTACGATACGGTTACAATTACGATTAATCCAGCGTTAAAGGAAGGACATACGTATAGAGCGATAATGTATGTGAATACTGAAGCATACGTAAATTATAGAGGTAAAATATTATGTACATCTCAAATAGATATCTCTCAGGGATTCCTAGATATTAGAGATTATTCAGTAAACAACAATAGATATATTGAAAACACAACAACTAACGAATTTATATTAAATGACTAGTAACCACGTTATAGAATTATCTGCATACACATCACCTGTAGTTACGGAAGACAAGCGTAATGATTGGGTTAATTATGGTGAGGATAATAATTACTTCCAATTCTTAATAGATAGATATTCGAATAGTGCTACTCATTCAGCAGTAGTAAACAATATTAGCAGATTAATCTACGGTAAAGGTTTAAGTGCGTTAGATGCGTCTAAAAAGCCAAATGATTACGCTCAAATGTTGACTCTTTTTACAGCAAATGACTTGCGTAGAGTAATACAAGACTTATATTTATTAGGTCAAGGAGCGTTTCAGATACATTACGATAAAGGACACAAGAATGTTGTTAAGGTGTATCATATTCCTGTACAATTATTACGTCCTGAGAAGTGCGACAAAGACGGGAATATTGTAGGTTATTACTATTCCGATAATTGGGAGGATCCTAAAAAGTTTGTGCCTAAGAGATTCGACGCGTTTGGTGAGGGTAAATCTGAGATTGAGATATTAATGATACAGCCTTATTCAGTAGGAGCTAAGTATTTTAGTCGTGTTGATTACCAAGGTGCGCTTGAATATACTGTACTTGAAGAAAAAATTAGTGAGTATCTTATTAATGAAGTTTCTAACGGATTCAGTCCGACTACGATTGTTAACTTTAACAACTCTGTACCATCCGATGAGCAAAAAGATGAAATTGCAAGAAGTGTTATAAGCAAATTAACAGGATCAACAGGCAAGAAAATTGTAGTTTCATTCAATGAAGATGAAGCTAAAAAGACTACAATCGATAGCGTGCCATTAAATGATGCGCCAGAACATTATCAATACTTGTCAGACGAGTGTAGAAGTAAGATTTTAACAGGACATTGTGTTACATCTCCTTTGATATTTGGTATTGCTACAACTACAGGCTTTAGTGCTAATGCGGATGAGTTAAAGAATAGTGTTATTTTGTTTGATAACATGGTAATAAGACCAAAACAAGAGGTAATATTAGAAGCATTGGATAGTATATTAGCATTCAACGGTGTATCTTTGAAGCTATATTTCAAGACTTTACAGCCTTTAGAATTCGTAGACTTATCAAATGCACAATCTACTGACCAAGTAGTTGAAGAAACAGGTATTGAAATGAGTGCAGAGGAGCATATTGAGTGGATTGATGGACACGAATACATAAGAATAGATAGCAGAGAGGTTGATTATGACTTAGAGGATGAGTTAGATGCCGAACTTGAAGCATTAAATTCACCAAAAAAAACGTTATTATCTAAAATTGTTAACCTAGTTTCTACAGGAACAGCAAGACCTAACATAAAGTCAGACCAAGACGGTGCTATTTTCAAGCATCGATATAGATATGTTGGTGGTGTTTCTGACAATACTAGAGATTTCTGCAAGAAAATGGTACAATTAAATAAGATATATCGTAAAGAAGATATTATTAATATGGGTTCACAAGCAGTAAATGAAGGATGGGGACCAGAGGGCGCAGATACATATTCAATTTGGTTGTACAAGGGCGGTGGAGATTGCCATCATAAATGGATGAGAGAAACGTATTTACGTAAATCTGATGCTAATTCACCTAAAGCTCAAGAAATATCAAAAACACTTACACCAGCTAAGGTTAGAAAAGCTGGTGAAATTGCACCAACAAATGACAAACGTGTATATCAAAGACCAACAGATATGCCGTACAATGGATTCTTACCAACAAATAAACGATTCAACTAATGGCAGAAGCATTATTAATAGGAAAAGCAGATTTACAAGCGTATACGGCATTGAATGGCAATGTTGACACGGACAAGATAATACCATTTATAAAGATAGCTCAAGATATTTGGGTGTTGCAATACGTTGGCACTGACTTAATGAATAAGGTTAAGAATGACATTGCAGCAAGTACGTTGACGGGTAATTATGCTACATTGGTAAATACATATCTTAAACCGATGCTGATTCACTTTACGATGGTGGAATATTTACCATTTGCAGCGTATTCGATTTCTAATAAAGGATTGTATAAGCATAGTTCTGAGAATGCTGAAATAGTAAGCAAGGAGGAGGTTGATTATTTGGTTGAGAAAGAGAAACGTATTGCAGAGAATTACGCGCAAAGATTCCTAGATTATATGTGTGATAACGAAGCATTATTTCCTGAGTATCAAACCAACACCAATGGAGATGTTGTCCCACAAAAGAAGAATTATTTATCAAATTGGTATTTATGATTAGAGAGGTTTACAAGCCTAAACAAAACAATGTTATTAAATTAGAGTTATATCTAAAGAAGATAAATAAAGATGGCAAACAAAAAGATAAGCGAACTAACAGCGAAGGCATCACAGTTACAAGATGATGATTTGGTTATTATCTCTGATTACAACGGAGCTACATACGATACTAAGTCTGTTACAGGCGCAAATATAAGACCATTTAAAACGGTAATGTTTAACATAAGCCAAACGGGTACATCTGCTCCAACTGTTAATTATAGTTACACGGACGAGGTTACACAAACATTTACATGGTCAAGGTTGAGCGTTGGTAATTATAGGTTAACATCGTCTAGTGCCTTATTTACATCTAACAAGACATTTTGTCAAATAACGCTAGGAGATAACATACTAGATTTATCCGCTGGTGTTATAGTTACAAGCACTACTCAATTAGATATTACAAATTGTACAGCGTCAACCGTTGCAGATGGATTGCTTACAAATACAATATTAGAAATCAAAATAATAAAATAGATATGAGTTTACCAAATTTAGACAGATTAGTTGCTACGAAAGGAACTAAATTAGTTAATGACACTACAGAAGTAACTGCTACAATTGCTGGAATTTTCGTATTAGAAGATACGGTTTTCAATGCAATTAAAGTTGGAGGTGTAGACGTTAAGTCTACATATATTACTACTCCTGCTACTGCCGTTAAAGCTGGTGCGTTAATTACAGGACAGGGTGTGTTATTTAGCGGTGTTGATTTAACAAGCGGTTCGGTTAATCTTATCTTAGGTTAGTATGCTGTACGGATACGGAATCCTTAATAATCACGTTCCAACATTAAAGGCTACAGTAATGCGAGGAGGGAGCGTTAATCCACTTAACACTAGTTTGTATGCTGTATATAAAGCTGAATCAAACGCAAACGATTCACTAGCTACATACAACGGAACTGCACAAGGTGGGTTAACTTATAGTGGCGGCAAGAGTGGTAATGCTTTTACTTTTAATGGAACTAATGCCTACGTTAATTTACCTAACAACTCTTTTAATTTCACTGGAGATTTTAGTATTTCTTTTTGGGTGTTATTTACTTCTTTAAATTCCGAACAAGTACCTTTTAGTAACTATTATGAATCAGCACAAAACGCAGGGAATGCAAGGGGGTACATGGTATATGTAGCAGGTAATGTACTTTACTGGATTGTTAACGGTTCTACAGGTGTAAATCTAACAACAGCTATCTCTTCTTTTGAAAATACTTGGTCACATGTAACCATTACATTTAAAAGCGGAGTAGGCAGTAAAATATATACAAATGGAACTTTAGCAACCTCTAATTCATCAACAGTTACACCTTTATATAATACTACGCATTCACCATCTATAGGTTGTTATAAGTACGGAAATACTACTGTTGACGGATTAATGAAAAGTGGAAGTGAAGTGGATGAACTAAACATTTGGAATAAAGAGCTAAGCTCAACAGAAATAACGGAATTATATAACGCTGGAGTAGGCAAATTTTATCCTTATTAATTATGATTAAAGTAAGACAATTAACACTAGAACAAAAGAATATCCTTGTTGGTAAAGTATGGGGGTTTCAAGGTCAATTATTCAATCCACAAATTGACGCAAACGGGGTTTGGTTTATTTCAAATGAAGAAGTAAACGGATGTACTTTGCAACAGGCTGAGTCAATTCCGTGTGACGCATGGTTATTGACATTACCTGAAATTGATTATAATCCTATAATTACTGAATTTATATAATGAACGAACTACGAGGGATATTAGAGCAATTACGCAAAATGAAAACACTAGTTGTTATTGTTCTACTTATCGCTTTTGTATTATTTTATTACAAACCTTTGATTACGGAAGTAGTGGAATCCAAAGTAAAGGTAGACGAGGTTAAGAAAGATATTAACAATAATGTTCTAGTTCAACAAATGCTAAACGACCTTATATTAAGATATAAAGCAGATCGTGCGTACATATTCCAATTTCACAACTCAATTATGTACTACGACGGCAATCATCGTAACCATCAATCAATGAGTTTTGAAGTGTGTGCTAACGGCATATCTTCTGAAGCTGCTAACTTGCAAAATTTACCCGTTAGCTTATTTCCCGTATTCTTACAGCAGATATTGCTAGATAGGTTGCAATACCAATGTATAGACAATATTAAGGAAACTAGCACAAAGATTTCATTAAAAAAACAAGGGATAAAAAGTCTATACATAGCACCTTATTTCCTAGATGGTAATTTCGTGGCGTATATAGGTTTAGATTTTGTAAAGGAAGAATATAAAGGAGAATTTGATTACCACGAATTTAAGAGCTTAACAAACGAAATAGGTACAATTTTAACAACTAAATAGATATGAAATTAATCGATAGAATAAAAGCGCCAAGACCTAAGTTTTGGGTAAAAATCGGTAAAGTAGGCGTAGCACTTACTATTGTAGGTGGTGTATTAGTAACTCCACTCCCAATCGTAGGAGGTGTATTATTAACAGCAGGAGCTACAATCAAAAGTATTTCTCACTTAGCAATAGAAGATAATGGACAAGCTAACGATTGATCGAATTGCACAAGCTCACCCAAAGATTAGGGAAGAGTTGAAACAATATTACATTGAATGTAATAACTTACTTCCAAAAGGTGTTAGATTGCGTTTTGCTTACGTTTACCGAAGCATAGCAGAACAAAACGTACTATATAGCCAAAAACCTAAAGTAACGAATGCTAAAGGAGGTCAATCAATACATAATTATGGTTTAGCTTTTGATTACGTTATCATGTTAGATAAAGACAATAACGGAACTTTTGAAACTATTGAATGGGATTTAAAGTCACCATATCACAAAGTAGTAGTAGACTATTTTAAATCTAAAGGTTATGAATGGGGTGGAGATTGGAAAAATTTTAAGGATTATCCACATTTCCAAAAGGCATTTGGTCATACGTGGCAAAGTTTGAAGCGTAAACTAGATACAGGAGATAGTTTCAAAGACGTAAACGGATTAACTTATCCAAAAATATAAAGAACTAACCTACTCAAACGAGTGGGTTTTTTTATAATCAAAACTTTTTTTCTTGAATTGTTATTTTATTATAATAAAAGTATTATATTTGTAGAAACAATTTAAAATATAAAAAGATGTTAGAGTTAATTGTAGGAGGTTTTATTTATTACATGATAAATACTATCGATAAAGAAAGAAAAACGCTTAAACGCGTTAAGGATGCAAATAAAGAGCTATTTAGTGACGATCGTATTAAATACATTAATATATGATACTAGCAAGAATAATTTTAATAGTGATAATTATTACTATTAGCGTTTGTTTTAAATTATACGGTAAATTTTAAAGTTATGACACAAGAATATGCAAGAAAACTAGCTACGGAAGATTTAACACGTAGACTACAAAGGTCACCTTTTAACACTACAATACTAAACGAGTTGAATAAACGCGCGACAAGGATTAGTAAGTGTCAAATAGAAGGTCAAAAAAGACTAGATAAAGAGAAAGCAAAGTATTTTAGTAAAGCAGTGTTAGGTTACAAAGATACTGAATATATGACTGAAGAAGAAATGTTTGGATTCAAATGTACTTACAATGATTTAAGTGAAAGTGAAAAACAGATATATAATAGGCTGTAACGTTTTGCAACTATACGCACCTTGGATATATACGTATTTGCGTATAGATGCTGTTAGGTGCAGTATTTTATTTAACAATATAAAATAAATATATGAAATCAAATGAAAAATTAGAACCGTGTTTAGGATGTGGTGAATTAATACCTGTTAGTTTTTTTTACCCAAATTTATGCTGGGATTGTTATTCTAACTTAAGGTGTATTAATTAACGTCAATATTGCACCTAACTAATGGCTAATCGCTACATAACGCATATACAAATAATAAAGATGAAAATAACGACAGATAATAACGGGTGGCATAATGTTACCATCAATAGAAAACATAGTGAAAAAGTAACTATGTATATTAGAGAGTTAAACGAAAAAGGAGAGCCGATAATTAAAATTATAAACCATGAAAATAACAACAAAGAAAATAATTCGAGAACTTGAAAAGATTGGTTGGGAATTAGAGCCTGCACAAGAATTATTAGTGATTAGAGTTCGAGATATAATTGACGAGATTCTCAAAGAGCAAAAAGGTATAACAATTAAAAAGTAAAGGATGAAACTAACTGATGTACAAAAAGAACTATTAATATACGTACTATTTTACGTATTGTGTTTGATACCTATTTTATTAGTTGCATTAATAGCTTGTTGATATGAAAAGAAAAATATGCTTTACGTGTAAACGAAACTATCCTTTATTCTTATTCCACGTTAACAATTCAAAATATCAACGTGAAGCAGATAAATGAGTTGTAATAGAATGTAGATTATGCACTTACAAACGAATGAAAAAAGATAATGGTATTATGCAGAGAGTAGATGGTAAGTTTATTTTTGCACCAATGACAAAAAAAGAATTAATTAAATACATATTAAAGAAATGAAATGGTATAAAAGAAAAACAAAAGGAAAGCACACTTTATGTTTTGGATTCAGTAAAGTGTTTAGAGGTTTTGGCTTTATGGTCAGAGTTAATGACCCTTATGCTTTAAAGCAGTTTGTAACGCTTGAGTTTAGATTGCTATGGATAGACGCTTGGTACGCCTATGAACGAAATATATAATCTTATTTGATTAGAAAACGGAAATTAAACAAAATAAAGAGATAAATGTTCTGCCCAAATTGCAAAAAAGAAAGCTCGTGCGGTTGTAAATCATGTCAAGAAAGAACATCTGAATTTAAAAGAAACATAATGAAAGCAGATACAATTGAGTGTGCCTATTGTGGTTTCAAAAGTAGTTTTGATGTATGGCTAGATTATGAATATAGCAACGTAACTCCATACTCGATGTAGTAAAGCCTCTTGCTTGGACTCCTATCGTAATTGGTAGGAGTTTTTTTATGTTTAAAACAATTACTTAATTTATTAGTTTTAAACATATGAAGGAACACAAAGACCAAATGCTAAGTCTATACAAGTCAGGATTACCTATCTCTGACATAGCAAAGAAAATCTGTAAAGAAAATAACATCGAATTTACGGATAGTAAAAGAAGAAGAACTTCAGAAATCATAAACAAAGAGAAAAGCAAAGGTGTATTCGATGAGTGTGAAGCCGTTGGAATAGATCCTGAAAAGATAAAACAATATTGGTATAAAGGAAAACACTATTCCATCAACGTAAAAGGTGAGACGGATACTTTCAAGTATGAAGACTTTAAGGAAGACTTTATCGCATCGGTTAAAGACATCAAACCTGATTACATTCAGATAATTCGAACGGAATCAGAGGAAGACTCACACTGTTTACTTATAGATCCAGCTGACATCCACGTCAACAAGCTATGTTCTGCATTTGAAACAGGAGAAGAATACAACTCTCAGATGGCAGTGCAACGTGTTAGAGATGCTGTAGCATCGATTATAAGCAAGTCTAAGGGCTTTAATATAGATAAGATAATACTCATTGTAGGTAACGACGTTTTAAACACGGATAACACACGAAATTCAACCACTAAGTTTACTCCACAGGATACACACATGAAGTGGTTTGATGCCTTCCTAATGGCTAAGCAATTATATATTGATATTATTAGCACACTCGTAGCAATTGCAGACCTAGAAGTAGTATATAATGTATCCAACCACGATGAGATGTCGGGTTTTTTCTTAATGGATTCTATATACTCATGGTATAACGAACATCCAAACATTACATTTAATCGTTCACCAGCACATCGTAAATATTCGGTATACGGTAAGAACTTAATCGGTACAACACATGGAGATGGAGCTAAACAAACTGATTTACCATTGCTAATGTGTCACGAAGCTAGTCAACATTGGCACGATTGTAAGCATCGTTATTGGTTTACTCACCACGTACACCACAAAACTAGCAAGGATGTAATGTCCGTACAAATTGAATCATTACGTTCACCTTCACCAGCAGACTCATGGCATCACAAAAGTGGATATCAACACTCACCACTAGCAATAGAAGGCTTTATATTCCATAAAACACATGGACAAGTTTGCAGAATTACTACACTTTTTTAAGATATTATGCCAAAAGTTACACTAGAATTCGACTCAATAGAAGACAGCGAAGATTTAAAATGCGCATTATACGGATGGAAGTACGCGCTTGTAATAGATGAACTAGATCAATACTATCGAGGGATCTATAAATACTCAGAAATAGGTTCTGAAATAGAAAATGCAGAAGAAGTACGCAATAAAATTCGTCAAATAATGCATGAGAATGGATTGTTGATGGAGTGACATCTCTACATCTCTACACATCTCTACAGTCATCTCTACAGCTATACCCTTAGTAAAATATAGGGTTCACGTAAAAGTGTAGAGATGTAGAGGAGAAATGCCAATCTTTTATATAAAACGGAACAGGTGAAAATAAAAAAAATCGTAAATTCATCTCTACAACTCTACAAAAAACCATAAATACTATTATAATCAACACTTTAACCCGTAGAGATTAGTGTAGAGATAGCGTAAAGATGTGTAGAGATGTAATTATTTTTATAAAAAGTATTGTAGATTAAAAAAGAATATTTATATTTGCTCACGTTCTCATCCTACACTATAAGAACAAAGAGATTTTAAGAGCCTCTATTATGAATAACAAGGTAGGATGTGTTAGGATTAATAGGGGCTTTTTATTTAAACAAATTATTATGAAAAAAATTATTTTAGCATCAGCAATAGCAATTGGATTGTTTAGCTGTCAGAAAGAAGAAGTAGCAATACAACCAGTTACTCCTGTAAAAAATTGTAATTGTGATAGAATAGTAAAAATTATTCAATATACAGTTATAGGATCACCAGGGGAAAGCAATACAAATCACGCAACCATTTACACAGTTAACGATTGTACTAATTTTAATGATTGGGATGAATGGAAAAGTAAAGAATCTAAATATTATAAAAAAGTAGGAGAATGTTATTAGTAGAAGAGTGGAAGCATTTAGAAGAACATTATTATATTAGTAATTTTGGAAATGTTACGAATAGAAACACTAATCGTAACTTAAAGCCTATAAAATGCAATCAATATAAAACAAAAGTAACTTTGACACTAGATAATAATAGTAGAAAAAAAGATGTATTTTTGGCATCCGAAGTTGCTAGGAAGTTCATTAGTGAATCATTTAAGAAAGTAACTAGAATAGATAAAGATGTGTTTAATAACAGAGTAGATAATATAAAAGTAATATGATTAATCCTGAAGAGAAATTTTGGTCAGTAAACCAAGACGGAAAAGTATCCTTGAATAATTATAAATTCAAGAGATTCTTAGAAATGAATAATTTCAGTAAAAACAAACCTAATCCAAATAGTACATTTAACATTATTAAAAAGAATGGGATATTCTTAGAAATAGTGGATGAGGTAGACTTAAAAGACTTTGTGCTTAAACATATCTTAGAAGAGAGATTAAGTGAAGATGTATACAATCTTATGACTTCGAATATAAAGTTCTTTAAAAGGGATTATTTAAGCATGATTGATAGTAAAGAAATTAAAGTTTTAAAAGATACAAAAGACACTGCATACTTATTTTACGAAAATGGTGTTTTAGAAGTTACTAAAAATAAGTCCGAACTTAAAAACTATTCTGATTTTAATCTTAATATTTGGGAAAACCAGGTTATTAAAAGAAAGTATGTAGATTCAGACCATCACCATTCAGAGTTTAGGAAGTTTGTTTGGAAAATATCAGGTGGTTTTGATTTAGGAAGCACACCATCTGCAGATGAAAAAATTAAATACGATTCTGCAGTTGATAGATACAATTCGTTTCAAAGTGCAATAGGATATCTAATACATTCTTACAAAACATCTGGCAACAATAAAGCAATTATTCTTAACGATGAAATGATAAGTGACTCACCAAATGGTAGAAGCGGTAAGGGTGTATTTTGGAATAGTCTTAAACACATGAAGAAATTGCAGTCAATAGATGGTAAGCAGTTTAAATTTGGTGGTGACTTTCCATATCAATCAGTAAAAACAGATTGTCAGATATTGGTATTTGATGATGTTAAAAAGAACTTTCAATTCGAGAATTTATTTAGTGTAATTACAGAGGGAATTGACATTACATATAAAGGAAAAGATACTATTAAATTACCTGTAGAAGATTCACCAAAGATTATTATATCTACAAACTACGTTTTAAAGGGTAATGGGGACTCTCACGATGCACGAAAGTTTGAATTAGAACTATCCACATTCTTTAATGCTAATAATACACCATACGAATTTTTTGGTCATTACTTGTTTACAGATTGGGATGATTTAGAGTGGGCTAGATTTGATTGCTATATGATCGAATGTTTAAAGAAGTATCTTAATCATGGATTAGTTTCGTATAAATCTATATCTTTGCCTGTAAAAAAATTAGAAGCAGATTTAGGAAAAGAATTATTTGAATATTGTCAAGAATTACCAAGAAACGAATGGTTAAGCGGTCAAGAAACTTATGATAAATACAAGTTTAGTTTATCAAAATCATTCCTAGCAAAGTCTAAAAAGGAAGTGACACAATCAATTAAAAAGTATTGTCAGTTTTATGGATATGAATACGATTCACGTTCTCCTGGTGGACTTCTTAAATTTATGATTACAGAGAAAAGTATTAGTAATAATATTGAAGACATTTGGGATTCAAACGAACTACAAGGATTATGACAATAGACAGTATAATAGCAATTAAAAAAATCGAAAGCATAATGGATAAGTATAAAGATTCTGTTGATTGGTTACAAGAAAATCATGCTGCTAGAATAGATTTAATATCTAGTTTACAAGAATCAATATTTAGACTCGGATTGATTAGAAAGGATATAATTATGTACGACACTAAAATTGAAGCAAAAGAATGGATGGAAAGCTAAGTAATATAATAATAGATGCTGAAATTTATAAAGTAAATCAATCAATGCATGAAATAATAAATAAGCAACCAGAACGATTAGAAACGATAGGTAAGCTAAACTTTGTTCTTAAAGAATTAGAACATATTAAAAGACACGTTGAACAATTAAAAAAGAAGTATGATGCATTATAATTGGAAATTAAGTGAAGCTAACTTCACAAAAGATAAAGGAAAAGTATTTAGTTGCTTTGCTTGTGGTGGTGGTTCTACTATGGGGTATAAACTTGCTGGATTCGATGTAATAGGACACAATGATATTGATCCTAAAATGGTAGAAGTTTACAAAGAAAATCATAAACCTAAATATTCGTTTTTGGAATCGATTACAACTTTTGCTAAACGTAAAGATTTACCAAAAGAACTGTATAACTTAGATATTTTAGACGGTTCACCGCCATGCAGTAGTTTTTCAATGGCTGGCAATCGTGAAAAGGATTGGGGTAAAGAAAAAAAATTCAGAGAGGGACAAGAATTACAGGTTTTAGATACTTTGTTTTTTGACTTCATAGACCTGGCAAAAGAGTTACAACCAAAAGTTGTAGTAGCTGAAAATGTAAAAGGCTTATTATTAGGTGAAGCTAAAAAGTATGTAATTGAAATTTATAAAGCATTTGAAGAAG